CCAAAATGATAACTTGAGTGAATGACTTGTAGTTCAACTTGAGAATCTGCTTTTCTAGAATCTCTTGTTGGTCACGAATGTTTGCTTCTTCGTTGACCTTCGAACCATTACACTCAATCTCAAAGATGTTTCTTTTGATACCTCTACGGACTAGGTATTCCTTACTGCCAATAGAGAATTCAACCTCAACCAATGCACCACCTTGGTTGATGGAGTTTACCAGTTGAGGTTTTGAAATCTTACGGAATGGTTTACCAAACAAAGCAAAAGTCAACGCATCCAAAATGGTTGACTTGCCCGCACCGTTATTACCTACAATCAAGGTATTCGGTGAACGGTCAAGAATTACTTCTGTAAAGACATTACCAGTTGAAAGAAAGTTCTTCCAACGAATCTTCTGAAACTTAATCATGCACTTTCCACGTTCATTGCTTCTTGATACAAGTTACGCATCAACGAATTTAGTTGTTTTTTATCTGCATCAATTTCCAATGCATCAATGTATTTTTCAAGAATGGTTAGTGTGTCCTCTGCTTCGTTAACTAGGTCATCGTCATCAAGTTCATCCATATTCAAATGGTCTTCAACGATGCTTAGTTGAGCAGGGTTAGACTTGTAAATTTCATCCACGAACATATCGAACCAATACGGATTGTTCTTGGACTGCACCACCACCTTGATATTCTTACCATTATACTCGGAAAGTTTCTCTTTGTCAAGTGTTAATTCAGAGTATTCGTCAACTGCGCTGTCGTTGTAGAAGACTTTGTGGAACATACGGTACGGATTTCGGATGAAGTTGAGTTCACGAGTATCAGTATCAAAAATGTGAAACCCACGATAGTCATTGTAGTCAGACCAGGTAAGTTCGTATGGATTGCCCAAATAATGAATACGCCCATCATCACTTTTATGGTGATAGTGACCAGTAAATACTGTGTCATAACGGTTGAACAGAGATTTATCCATTCCATGGTCATTTTCGTAACCCTTGTACATTGCAAAACCAGACAACTCTAAGTGTCCACATAGAACATCTGCCTTTGCGGTTTCGATAAAGTTTAAACTCTCGCCATAGTTACCACTACAAATCCATGGAAGCATAGCAATAGGTGTACCATCAAAATCCACTACACGAGGTGCTGGATATGTGATGATGTTATCGTAGTCTGACAACAACAAGTCGGGGGAGTTGATTTCGTTGGTGTTCTTGTAGTAAGTGTCATGGTTACCTACTAGTGTGTGAACGGTAATGTTACGTTCTGCCAACGGATTGAACCACATCTTCTTAGCACGTTCTAGTGTATAGAAGTTCACATACTTACGTCTATCGAAAGTATCACCCAAGTCAATAACTGTGGTTATGTTGTGTTCATCAATGTAAGGAATGACTACTTGTGAGTAAAATAACTCATAGTAATCCAAAAACGCTTGACTGTCATTTCTCGCACCAAAGTGTTGGTCTGTAATCAATAATACTTTCATACTTACTTATCCGAATCCTCATCATCTTCTAAAAGTTTTTCAATGCCACGCTTCTTGCGTTTCTCGTTCTTCTTGCGCTTTGTCTCTTCGTAATCTTCAATGAAAGATTCCATATGTCCGTTAGACACATATTGAATGTCTTCGAACCCTTCAGCAGTAGCATCCATACTTGCAAGTTCACCAAAGATGTTTGCTTTCTCTGTTGCTTTGTACTTGATATATGTCTGTCGCTTCTCTTTCTGAATACGTCTAATGTATGCGTAGTAGATAATCTGCGTAAAATATGCGAATGGATTATTGGATTTGTCTGGGTTGAAATTGTCGATATAGGTTAGACAATTTTCAATGCCATCTGAAATCATATCGTCTTTATAGGTATAATTCATAAAGTTAGGACGGTATGATAGTCTTTGTGCTATCAGTAGAAAACATTGCCCAATATACTCTGGAATGCGAGGTTTGGGTTCACCGCTTTCTTCTGCTTCTATCACCATTGCTCGATACTCTCGCAATGCTTCTAGGAATTTTTTATTGTCCACATAGTGGTTTTTCTCTGCCATGTTCACTCCACGTTTGTTGAAGGTCAGTGCATCTACCAGGTCGTAGATACATTTCCAACTTTTATAATAGATACATTATAGCGTAACTTGAGGCGAATGTCAAGTAATATTTTTTGTTGTATTTTTGAAGATTGTGCTTGACAACCCTTGACAACTGTGTTATTATACAGGTGTTGGGTGTGATAAGGATTAAATTATTCTATTAGTGTTTGTGTTGGGGGTCAGTGATATGTACCCTTCTTACCCTCAAACATTGCTTCCATCATCTCTTCACGCTCAATCTCATCCAACTCTTCGTCTGTTGGACTTTTCACCTCATCTAAATTATCCGCATGACTCCGTATCACATCGTATGTGTCGGTTTTCGTATTGTTCCATCGTTTTCTTACATTGTCGTAATACTCCACGAATGATGGAGTGGGATTCACGATGGTTACAATACTGTCATAGTATATAGGTACGAATTCATCGTCTGCTGCAAACGGAATCCATGGGGTTACGCTCATCAAAGATGTTTCTCTTGTTTGACCAGGCATGACATTGACTTGCATCACATCCTTGCCTAGCAACAATGCATTCTGATTGTCATCAGTTGCTTCATACATCTCACCCACAATGTCATCCATGTTAGACATTTTGATGATTTTGATTCCGATTGATTTTTCTACCTTCATAGGTCTATCTTATACATTTTAATTTTAAACTTTTCTTCATTGTAAATCTTCATCCTTTCAAGGAAATGTTCCAAAGTAAAGTTTCGTCTACTCTTCCATTTTAAATCATCGACTATATCGTAGAGCGTAGCGGTACTCTTATTTTCTCCAAGTCTAAGTCCTCTACCGATGGATTGAAGATTTCGTACCTTGGACTTTGAAGGAGAAGCAAATATGATGTTATGAAGATTGCGAATATTGATACCTGTACTGAACGTACCATAAGATGCCACAATGATTGCATCGTTACTCTCTTCCGTAATTCGTCTAATCTCTTCCCTATCTTCTGCATCCACTCCCCCATGTACAAAGAAAACTTTTCTTTCGTTTCCTACTCTACTATTTATATCATCATACAACACCCTACCGTGTTTGTCAACATATTGAAAAAGTAGCAAGGTGTTTCCCTTTTGAGAAATAGCAAGGTTTCGAATGAAACGGTTGCGCTTCTCATGTCGAACAAGAAAATCCATCTCTTGTTGATACTTCATTTTTGTGACTTCTTGACGCTCTGCATCTGTGTACCCAAGTGCAAGTGTCTTGATTTGGAAGTCTGCAATTTGACCTGCATCCATCAAGTCTTTGGTTGTGGTAACCTTTTTCAGTGTACCGAACAGTCCCTCAAGTACAAGTTTGTGCGTCTGTGTACCATCTAGTGTACCAGTTAAACCATAGCGATACTCACATTCTGTCATCTTTTCTAGAATGGTTGTGAGTGATTTTGCTTTGAACAAGTGTGCTTCGTCACCAATGATAACATCGAATTGGTCAAAGTAATCACTTTTCATCTTGTAGATTGACTGCCAAGTTGACACGATTACTTGCTTGTCTGAAACCTTATCTATACCTGCCATGACTTTGTGGCAGTGATTATCTGCATCCCACCCATAGTCTTTGAAGTCGCCAACAAGTTGGTGTACGAGTGAGGTTGTTGGAACGATAACCAAAGTCTTTGCATGGAACCATCGAATCAACAAGTATATAATGAGTGACTTACCTGAAGAGGTTGGGGACAATAGCAAGCATCGGCGATTTCGAACCGCATGTACGAATGCCTTGTACTGGTAGTCTCTAGGTTCGAATGGTAGGTTTAGTCCCTTAGTCCATTCCTCTGCTTCAACAAGTGCAAACTCATCTGCCCCTTTGATTGATGCATCATACTCAAGTTCGTATCCACGCTCTTCGCAAAACTTCACAAGGTATGTGAGTAGTCCCAAGTATAGCGTTTTTGTATATACATTGTATAGACGTATCTTACCATCCCACATCCTGTTTTGAAAACTTGGCATAAATTGATGCCCAGGTACCAAGAACGTGAAATAGTCTTGAAGTTCATAAGCAAGTCCAGCATCACACTCGACCTGCATATGTACCTCATTTAACTTAGATACGAATAATTTTTCAGACACTTAGAAAGCACCATTGGTAAACTTACGCCACTCAATGGCATTCTTGATTAGGAATCCACGGTCTCGCAATGACTTAATAATGTCTGAGCAAAAGTCCACCTTCTCTTGTTGGTGTGCAATCTTTAGTGTGGTTTGGATAATGTCTTTGTCTGCTTCGATGTAGCGAGGTACATCTGCTTTCAGAACACGTTTGGGAAATGGTTCCCACCCTTGTTCATTCAAGTCTTCCTCTGCCAACTCCCCTGCATAATATTCCCACTTCATTGCTTGAAGTGTCTTTAGGTCTGCTTTGAGTTTTGCGAGAAGAAGTTTCTCTGTCGAATATATCTTGTAGTATTTCTGGTGGAGGCGAGGAATTTTCAATGCCTCTTCATCCAACATGTCATCCACAATGTTAACATCTTCACCCCATAGGGTTTGAATATCATCTAATTTCATCAATTCACCTCAATTATATTTCATATCACCTATTATATAGGCATGGTATATTACAGTCTTACGATATCATAACCTCTGAATCGGAATGATGCAGAACCCATCAAGGTATCTGCTGCGCCCGCATTTGAGAACTGTAAATCCCCCAACGAAACGGGGAACATATCAATAAATTTAAACTCTAGGATTGGGTTGCTTGAGTTTGTCAGTATAACCAATGATGCATCTGAGTATTGACCTGTTCTGTCGTACTGTGCAGTTGATGATGGTGTACCGATAGACAACAACCAATTATGAATCTCTTCCCAATTGCGTAGTTCTTCGTCCACGATAAATTCCACTGAGAATTCACCGTAGGTAATCTTGTCACCTGGAAGTGGTCTGTCAATCAAGTAACTTGGCGCAAGTGCTTCGCCCAATGTAATGCTTGGGATATTACAATCGGTGACAAAAAACTCCATCGTAGGAAGTTTTGAAAATATCATGCGAAAATTATTAATAGTCGCATTGTTTAAGTTTTGCGGTTGGTTCTGTACGCTCATGTGCTTTTCCTAATATGCTCTTGAATGTCCATAACTTTCTCAGTCTCAATAATGTCGATGATAGTTACTGTCAGTTGGATTTCTTTTTGAACGAACCACATCTTCTGTTGGAGTTTTTCCAACTCTCTTTGATAAAACTCTAGTTCTTGTTCTTTGCGTAACTTACTATCAATTAAATCTTGAATGAGGATAATCTTACTATCAGACATAGAGACCCTTTCATAGTTAGACTTCTTCATACTATTTATACGCATAAAAAAGGGGACTCCGAAGAGTCCCCTAAAAGGTTGGTAGGTTTAAATCCTACTCTTCTTAGTATTCTACCTATTAGAGAAGGTTAGAAACTGAGAAACCACGGTAGTAGGTGTTGCTACGAGGAGTCAACGCACCTGCACCAGCAGTGATACCTTGAGCGAATGGGTTCGCAACCATGCCGTAGCGAGTTTTGAAACCAATCTTAGGTTGGAAAGTATTTTCACCAACCGCACGAACCATCTGTAGAGGAACGTATGGGCAGTAGAAGATACCAGCATCGTATGCACTGTCGCCTTTGTAACCAACAACAACGAAGTCATTGCCAGCATATGGGTCAACGTATACACGAGTCTTACCGTTTAGAACACCAGCGAAAGTGTTGCCAGTTGAGTCAACATTTAGGTTAGTGTTAAGAGCAGGAGTGTAAGTCATCACGCCAGCAGATGCTAGTGCAGAAGCAACGTCTGCGGAACAGATGATGAAGTTACCTTTACCACGGCGAGTTTCACGAGCAACAACGTTTGCTTCACGCTCGATTTGGAACATCATGCCTTTGTAACGCTCGTTTGACCAACGACCGTCTGAATCAGCGGCAACATCGAATGCACCAGTACCACCGTTACCAAGTTTGGCAGAACGGTAGATTGTACGCATAACTTCACGGTTGATTTCCGCAAGGATTTCACCAGAAAGGATGTTTGCTAGTTCAGTTTCAGCGTCTAGACCGTGAACTGCTTTCAAGTCTTGAGCAAGTTCAACAGTGTATTCTGCTTTTAGCGCACGAGTTTTTGCTTCAACAGAAATCTTCTCTACTGAGAATTGCATTTCGTTGAAAGTACCGCCACCTGATGCGCCCAACGCTTCGCCAGCACCAGTTGACATACCAGTACCAGTTGTGTAAGTACCGTCACCAGAAACGTCTGAATCTGGAGTACCGTCCATTGGGTTAGTACCTGCGTGAGTACCAGCACCTGAGAAGTCTGTGTCTGCTTCGTTGTAGAACACTTCGTTACCAGCGCCATCTTTTGCTCTCATAGCAAAGATTAGACCAGTAGGTGCAGTCATTGGTTGAACACCAGCAACGTCATATGCAATGAGTTGTGGCATTGAGCGGCGAACTAGTGAGATTAGAACTGGGTCAAAGTTTGAAACGTTTGCGGTCTGGTTAGTTGGACCTGCTTCAAACAAACCCATTTGCTCACGTTGCTCACGGATTGCTTTTTCTTGGTTCTCAAGAAGAACAGCGGTTACTGCTTTCTTGTAGGGGTCTTGAATTGCAGGTGCGTCTGCATGTTCAAGGATTGGTTCCCATTTTTTTTGGGATTCTTCTGATAGATACATGTCTTATCTCCTTAATGATAGATGTAATATAACTGTTTTATCTAAACACTCAAAGCATTCATATTAGTATTTATAATACAAATATGTTTTACTTCTTCATGCTTGAAAGCGTTTTAGCATAAATGCTCATTGTATCAGATAGTTGCTCTGATAGTTTTGCAGGAGCATCTACACTGTCTTCTTTCTCTGCACCAGTTGCCCTTACTTTAGGGAAATAAGATTCCTTGATAGTTTCTAACTTCTCACGGTACTGGTCAATAGTTTCGAACTCTACGCCCTCAGCAAGTCCTTCAAACTTTTCTACTTGAGTAGCAGTCAGACCTTGACATGCCTCTGAGAAAGTTTCTTTTGCTTTGAACGAATCAAGTTCTTTCTTCATCTCAACGTTTGATTCAAATTCTTCGTTGAGTTTCGCTTCTAGGGTATCTACCTTAGTTGCTAATTCATCAAGCATGTCTGCCTTTTCTTCTGGAACATCAATGTAGTTCTCAATGAAAAGGTTCTTCAAACCTGCCATGAATTCTTCTGCGATTTCGCCCTTCAAACCACGCTCAATTGCAAGTGCGTTATCTTTAACCCACTCTTCAACAACGTAGTTGAGGTAACCGTCAACTTTTTCTGCAAGTTCAGCACGAACTGATTCTAGTTGTGCTTGATACTCTGCTTCAACAGATTCTTTAATTTGGTCTAGTTGCTCTGCAACTTTTGACTTGACTGCTGCTTCGAATACGACAGTTGCCTTTTGCTTGAACTCTTCTGATAGTTCTGCATCAGAACCTGAAAGAAGTGCTTCAACGTCTTCTTGAACGTCAACGGTCAATTCGACTTCTTCTTTCTTAACAGACTTCTTAGACTCTTCCATGTCGTCTTCTTCGTCATCGTCATCGTCATCATCGTCTTCTTCGTCTTCCATATCGTCAGACTCTTTAGCGACTTTCTTTGACTCTGCCATATCTGCTTCGTCTTCTGAATCAGACTCTTCGCCTTCTTCTTCTTTCTTAACAGATTTTGCTTCGTCTAGTGTTTCTTCAACCTTAACTTCTTCTTCCGCAACCACTTCTGACTCAGATGCTTCAACAGCATCCAAATCTTCTGCAATTACTTCCGCTTCGTTGGTTTGCTCTGCAAATTTCTTTAGCATGAGATTAATCTCCTTTTGATGTAAGTTATTACAATACTATTTATAATGTTACAATTTTTGAATGAAATCGGAGAATAATCGCATTTTGACTTCTTCAAGTTGTAATGAAGTCGCCTTCTCGATTTCTTTTTTATATTCCCCAATAGTGGATTCTCTTAGTACACCGTTATCCCAAATCCATTCTTTACCTTCCATAATACCATGCACAAATGCATCAGGTGCGGAAGGGTCAGCAACGATATCTGCGGCAGTAGACAAATAAAAGTCACTCTGCACAACGTTGACACCATTAGACTGCTTTAGCGAACCCATACCACGAGATGAAACGCCTAAACGTGCGCCTTCATCCATGAGGTTCTTCACAATTTTGCCCATTGGTGTATCCATGATTTTTGCTTTACCCATGAAGTTATCACCGTCACGGTAAAGTTCAGTAATCATGTGGGATACACGGTCTAAATTGATAGTAGGACCATCTGGGTGTCCTAGTTCACCGAATGCTCTATTGCTAGTAATGTATGTGTCTGCATAGCGTTTAACTTCTCTTTCGAGGATTTCCGCAGGGTAGACACGCCCATTCCTATTCTTTTTGTTTGCTTGCATGAAAACGCCAGTGATGTAATAGTTTTTAGCACCTGCTTCAGCACCTTCCGTTACAAACTGGATATCTTCAACTGCTTCTGATATTAGTTTCATCTGTTGAAACCCCTCGTTTCTCGTTTTCTATTAGTCAACTTGCGTTTTATTGCACTACGACTCTGTTTTGCTTTACGCTTTCTTGCCGCTTTAATCTGCGCCAATTTGCGATTGCGTCTTTCGGTTGCAGACATACGGACAAGTTTTTGTCCTTGTCCAGTTGTACGATATTTACTATCTGTCGAAACAACCTTACGCCTTTGAACCACACCCCCACGGATACGATTCACTCGCTTAACTCTTGCCTCATCCATCTCTTCTTCATCATCAGAATCGACTTCTTCAAACATGTCGTATGCAATATCAATTTTCAAGTCTTGCAAATAATCTGCTACTTTATTATTTATAACGCTCTCAAACACAGATTTAACCTTTTCTGCGTTTCCAGATTCAATTGCTAATACCAGTTGAAGTGACATTTACTTCACCGCACCCCAAGCAAAATCGACTGCTTTCATAAAGTTTGCTTTATTCTTTCCGAGCA